AAAGTAGCATAAGAACTTGTTATTCTTCCAATAGAATCAGAAACATCTAATTGAAATAATGCGTAGCCCTCTTTATTGAAAGCACTATTTTTAAGTTTAACAGTAACTTCACCTTTTCTCGCATTAGTTGGAGTTATTTGGTTAGTTTGTTCTACTAAAGTCCCATCTATACGCCTTACATAAACCTTTATAGTCTGACCGGATAGGTCTTTAGGTGTCTTATTTTCAGTTACAACTATATTTAATTCTACATTATCCTCTTGATTTATCCCCTCAACCGGTACTGGATTTCTTATCATAGTATCAATAGTTAAAGGTATGTTTTTAAATGCCATTTCTTCACTTCCTTTCTATCTAAATTATATCATATAAAAGAAAAAGACGACAATATTTTGTCGCCTATTCCGTGTCTTGCTTTGCCCTTCTAGTTCTTTTCTTCGGCTTTTCTTCACTCAAAGAAGCAAGGGCTAGGTTAGGGGTTTGTTTTTTTTAAACAAACTAAAGCATCCGGGTAAATTACTTTACAACCAAAGACATTAAGTCCTTTGACTGCATCAGCAAATCTCTTTTCCATTCTGTAAGCTTCTGTTTGTACTATTTGTTCAGCAAATGTACAAGCCATTTTAACTCCCGCTATAGCACCGTTACCATTAGTTAAAGAATCAATATTGTTAGATAGATATACATCCATTCCTAATATTTGACCAACTAATCCATTTTTAAGTATTCCTTCTGCCATAGCTCCGCCAGTAGCTACAAATCTATCTTCTTGTAATAATAAAGCGTGTGTTTCCGGTGAGATTATTAAAAATCTTCCTACTGTCGGAACGTTAGCTTTATCTAGTTTTAATTTAACCCCTACTAATTCTTTATAAATGTTTGTTGGGTCAAGGGTTGCTTCTGGTACGATTTTATGTGTAGCATCTGTGTCTATAGCTTGTAATAAAACTTTTTCTGTTTCTTCCGCTAAAGCATATGCTGCTCTTTGCATCGCCGCGTCCATTAATGGAGTTCTAACCTGTGCTGCATCAACATCATCAATTTGAAAATTAAAATATTTTTGCTTATCTATAGTTAAAACTTTTTCAGTTGTTGATAACTCTTGTGGGTCGTCTATATCTGTATTCTTAGTATAATCACTAACAGTTATAGCTCCTATTTGGTTAATCTTAACTGTATCTCCATATGCTTTTATTTCGCCCTCATAATCCCTATTTACTAAGTTAGCAACTACATGAGCTTTGTCTAAATGTGCTAACAATCTAGCACTCCATAACTTAGGTATAAAACTTGTTACTGCCATCTACTTACCTTCTTTCTTTTAATTATTTTTGTAAACTAGCGCTTATTGAATCCCAATTAGCGTTAATCTCTTCTGTAGTCATGTTATTTATTTGTTCCGTTGTAAAGTGTGTTTGTGCTTGTCTTGGTGGTTGTACTGAACCTAAACCACTAACACTCTCTTTCTTTATAAAATCAGAATAATTTTCCTTTAACGGATTAACTATGTTATCCCAATCTTTTATAGTATTATTTTCAATTTCTAAAGTTTCTAAGTCTATTTCTTTAGTTAACAACTTTAGTATTTTTTCGTTGAATCCTTCTTTTTTTAGTTGTTCGGTTAATAAACCTCTCTTCTGTTCATTACTTTTTTCAACTTCTATGTTATTTTTATATATGTCAAATTCACTTTGTAAAGCTTCATATTTACTCTTATACTCGTCAGTATTTGAGTTCTCAATCTTAGCTTCTAAATCTGCAATAGTGTTATTAAGTTCATCTATAGCACCAACTTTCTTATTGTACTGTTGCTTAGAAACGAACTCCTTAGGGATTTCTGCTTTTATAGTGTCTGCTATGGTGTCCACTAACTCACCTTCTAATCCACACCTTTTTAATATTGCTTTTAAATCCATTTATATTCCTCCTTTACGTTTTTATAGAGTTGTAAGCTCTTAGGATAATTTAATTATATCAAATACGTTATGAATTTGTAAAGTGCATAAAAAAGACGTTCTTAATTAGAACGCCATTTTGCAAAACACTTTATCGTTTGGAGGTATTTTTGTACTTATATTATATCAAAAATAGGTTTGGTTGTCAAGAATTTTCGTGAGGAGGCAACCTCCTTCACTCTCCCTTTGTAACAAAATAAAAATCTAAGTTACTACATTTACTACAAAAACTACACTAATTTCTATATAGCAAATATTTATAAAAAAATATATATATAATTTATTATTATAAATAAACTCTTGAAAATAAATGTAGTAAATGTAGTAAATATATATAAAGCTAGTGATACCAACGGTTTGAAGGGGTTACAAAAATGTAGTAAAAGTGTAGTAAAAAATGTAGTAACCATAAAAATGTAGTAAAGTAATTAATAATATATGAATGAGTTTTAACAGTTTATCGATAAGTTTTATCATTAAAAATGTAGTAAACTACAAAAATGTAACCGCAAAATGTAGTAAAAATGTAGTATTACTACATAAAAATGTAGTAACTGAATCCGAAAATGTAGTAATTGAAAATAAAAAAAAGACAGTAAAAATACTGCCTTAGTTTATTCCCAGTAATCTCTTATAAATGGTATTTTGTAACCACGAATTGATTTACCATCAACTTTATATGGTTGGTTAGGTATTCCTCTCCTCATAAGCTCATTAGCAAGTGCTTTCTTTTCTTTTATATTAAGCTTTTCAGCTATTTCTGTAAGCTTGTACACTCTCAAGTCGTTACTTTCCCAGTCTACTTTATCATCTAATATGATTGATATATCTGTTTGAGCATTAAATTGTCTATTAATTATTTTTTGTTTCGCTTCTTCCTCTTTGGTCAACCAATCGATACTATAATTAGTCAACCACATATCGTATACTGCGCCCCAAAACTCAAACATATTGAAATTGTCAAACTCTTCTATATTACAAGATTTAACAGGAATTACCCAAAACCTTCTTGAACCTGTTTCGTCTTTTAAGAAATCTTTTTTATTAACATTAGCAATATAACTTGTTAGCCTTGGATATATTTCAGCGACACGACCAAACGGAACTCTATATTCATCAGTTGTATTAGTTAAAAACTGCTTAATTTTACCTTGGTCAGCTTTTAAAGTTGTATCTAATTCTGCTAACTCAACAAGAATATATTTAGTATTTTGAATCACGCTATCAGTTTTATCAGGGTCTAAAGATACTCCATCTTTGAACAAGTCATTAAGCGGCATTAATTTACGTGCAAACGTTGATTTACGGCATCCCTGTTCCCCTTGAAGTGTTAATACTCCATTAGAACTATAACGGTTTTCTAGCTCATTGTGAGCCATTTTAACAACATTTAGAAGCCATTTATAAAACAAAGTGAAATAATACTCCGCATCTTCTAAAGCATCATCTTGAAGCGTTAAACACTTTTCAAACACATCAAGCACTATATCGTGATTATTATTTCTATACTTCTTCAACATATCTACAAAGGGGTTTATTTCTTTTCTATTAGCTATATCAATTAAATATTCGTCGCATACCGCCCTATTAAGATTTAAACCTTCTTTCACTTGTAAATCATATACAAATGTCAGCATCTCACCTCTTTTTTTAAACTTTCTGCCTTCCATTTGTAAAGTTAATTCATGAGTTATCTTATTCATAACTGGATTTATTCCATAATGATTTAACAAATATTCTAAATTTGCCATTGTCTTTATTGGAACTGTTCCGCCATCTTTTAAATACTTAACCTCCGGAAATTGTATAAGAGAAACGTTGCTCTTTTTATTCTTAACATCATTAATTGAAAAAACTTTTTTAGTGTTTTGCATTTTAATATCCTCCTTATTTACCATTAACTATTTCCATTATAGCGATATGAATAGGTTTTTCACCTCTCCAATTATCAAACGCTTTTTTCTCTTTTTCAGTAAGATAGAATTTAACTTGTTTACTTCTCTTACGATTTTTCATATTATCACCTCGCAAGACAATAATAACATAGTGGGTACACACTTGTAAAGTATTTTTTTATTTATTGACAAAATAATTAAGTAAGTGTATAATTAACTTATAAATATTCTTAGGAGGTATTATTATGAAAGATTATAATTTATATTTAAGTATGAAAGATATAGAAAGATATTCGGATATAGATGAATTTGTTTACAACGAATTGTCTACTGAAAAAACTATAAGGATAAATTCTATTGGTGATTGGGATGAAGGAGTTGTTTCTGTAAGAGTTGATATATTAGAATTAGAAGCTATCGAAGTTATTTCAAACGCTATAGATGACAATATTTTAATAGGTTTCGATTACTTGGGCGGCATAGATACTATAAATTCATTAGGTTTATCAACTTGTTCAAGATAGGAGGTATTATCATGGGTAGATTTATATGTGAAGCTATTCCTTATAACGGATTTAAGGAGAGAATTAAAATATGTAAGGAACTACAAAGGAAAAGAATGAGATTCAGCATAGAAGGAAATATTATATTTGTTTATTATAGGAGGGTTGACCTTCTCTTTTTTTTTATGCGATTAAAACAAAAAAAGAAGAGGATTAACCTCTTCGAACATCAAAGAAACTTATAGGATATAAATTACTTTGATAGCTGTTTATTTCAGTTCCTAAGACACGACAAACATCTTCTGTTTCATAATGCACTAACCAATACTTCTTATCTTTTTCCAATATTTTTCTATCAAACTCATCTATCAGGGTCACTTTGCTTCTAATCCACATAAAAACCTCCTAAAATCCAAACCAATTAGGTAAATTATAAAACCAATCAGCTATAAAAGCACCTATAAACGCTATAGTAACAACTAATATTGGTGCTACAACTGTAAAAAACATATTTCTTAAAAACTTTCTATAATTCCATTTCATAATTAATACCTCCAAATATTTGCTATACCTAAATTATAGCATACTTAATTATATTGTCAACAATAAAATAAAAAAAGAGAGGATTTTTTCCTCTCGTCTTAGGGGTGAGTATATTTTATCAAAGGAGAATTTCATGTCCAACTATATTATACTAAATAGCAATATAAATTGTCAACCTTTTAGAATCTGTTCAACTAACTTTTCGTAATCTTCTCTATAATCCATTATAGCAGGTTTAAGCGTTGGTCTTGCAGGTTGTCTACTCGTCCCATTTTCAAGAAAAATCGAATACGAAAGCGGTGAACCTATCACTACTTTATTCTTATCTGCATACCATTGTGTACTGTTTCTAAACCTTCCAGTATCAACAACTTTTTTAGCAGTGATTATCTTTTGCCAAACCGAAACTATTTTCGTCCCTAAAGCTATAGCGATTTTATTCCCTCTATTCCCCATTTCTTGTTTAAATACGTTGGCGTTATTTTCAAAATTTATTTTCATTTCTTTTTCTTCCTTTCTTGCCATTCTTCAAAACTCATTTTTCTAAGTTTTTCATCAAGTTCTTTTTCTTTTTCTCCTTTTTCGAAACCTATAAATTCAGTAGTCATAGTACATCTACAACGGATTACTTCACTTGCTCCACCGTTTGGGTCGCCCGGGTACATTAAACCATTACTAAAAAGCTTATCCAAGTCAACTATCTCGCCGTTAACTCTCTGATGCGTTTCTCTCGTCCTCTTATCCATTGTAGCCAACCATGATTTTTGAATCTTTAATCCTTGTTTTTCTGCAAACTTATAACTATCTAATCTACCTACATTTTCTATTCTAGTCGTTTCGGTTCTAGCAATTCTAAGAGAATCATTATAGTTCTTTTCAGTTATCTTTTTAATTCTTGAAGCTATCTTTTGCATGCTTTCTCCCTGTAAAAGTCCACTAGCAAGCGCTTTCTTTAATTCCTTATACAAAGCAGTCTTATCTGTTAAATCATCAATAGCCATCAAAGTAAACGGGTTTATCTCTTCTTTTAATAACAACTTAATAGCGTTTCTATTATAAAGAGTATATCCTATATCTTTAGCAACTGCTTTTTCTACCTCATAAGCACCCCAGTTATAATTTAAAGAATAAATATCTATCATATCATCGTTCATGATATCCATAGCGACCTTATTGGCATTATTAACAACTAGTGACATTTCTCTTATAATGGCTTCTAAACGTTTTTTCTGTTGCAATTGATTATATATCTGTTGTGGTTCTTTAGTAGTGTCTATTCGGCTTATAAGGGTATTTAATTTACTTTTTAATCCCCTTAAAGCATCAGAATATAATTCCTCAATATTCTTTTCTAGCTTAGCAAGGATTTTATCAGTTTCTTTATGTGCTTTATCCATAATATCACCTCTCTTTAATTATACTAAAAAAGAGATAGCATTACACTACCTCTTCTTTAGATTCTTCTAACTTGAATTTATCTGCAATTTCCTCATCTATTAGTTGCTTTTCTAGTTTAATGTCATCTATCATAGGATGACTTCTTAAAGCAGTATCTAAACTCATTATAGAAGCACTAACAGAATTAATTATATTATTAATTACTTCCGTTTCATCTACTAACCTATTTCTAACGAAATTAATAGAATATTTCTCATTAGGTTTCTTGATATATTCTAAGTACAACTGAATTATATTATCGCAAAAATCTAAGCAACCAGTTTCAAATTCGTCGGTCTTTAAATCTAAGTCCATCATATTAGCTTTTATAGCAACGTTAGTTAAACTACCACCTGCTAATATAGAAGTATCAAGTCCCATGGCATCAGAATAAATAGATTTATTTAGCATATTTAAAATAGTTTCTCTAGCTTGATACGGGACTTCTATAGTATGAGGAGTTGCGTCACCATCTTCGTCAACGTTTATCATTTTATACTGCTTTAAATCACTTAAAAAATCTCCCGCTTCTCCATTATAGTTTTTTAAAGCCCAGTAAATATCTTCATTATCTTCAAAGTTATTAGAAAAATCAGAATAAACGATATCGTATAAGTCGATTTTCTGTTTCAAAGCAAATGTAAATCTTGATGTTCTTATATCATTTGCATATAAAGGGAATATCGGAAGTCTACTAAACCCTTCTTGCCCTACTTCTCTCTCCTCTATAGCGTCTTTAACGGTCTTGATAATGTAATTCTTCTTAGATTCTGTTATTTCTATCTTGTTCTTATCACACTTATACTCTGTCTTTCCATCTTCTTCATACAGTTCTATCCACATAGGTTTATCTGTATCTATTTGCCAAAACCTTATCCCTGCTCTAACTTGACCAGTTCTTTCATCTTCTAGCGGTATAAATTCAGTTCCTCTCCATATATCAATATCAAATTGTCCTTTAGAGTTAATAAAACAATAGCCCCAACCCACACCGTCAACAAGCGCAGCAGTTCCGCATCTTTTAAGTTTAATATCGAATTTCTTCCCTAAACCTTCTTTGACTTTTTCCTCTGTCATAAGCCCGTTTGCTAATAGATAACTAACTTCTTGCTTAATTATCTTAGGAAATAGCGTATTAGCGATTTTATTATTAGCCTTAAACTTATCTACTACTTGTCTCCCTAAACTATCATAAAGCCATTTAAGACGGTTTTTAATCTTTGTGTTCTCTTCTCTATAATATGCTTGTGCTTCTATAGCATTATTATATTTACTCGTTCCTTTAAATTCCTGTATAGCTTGGAGGATAAAAGAAGCTTTATCCCCACTAGCTTGAAAGTCTTGGAATGTTTTCATTTTATTCCTCCTTATTTAAAGTATCATTTAATTTATCTACACTTTCTATAATTTTATCTAAATTATTAGTTTGATTATTTATAATATTTATAATATTTTTCAAACTTTCTTTTATTTCTTTTTGTGTTTCTTCTAAAGTTTTACTCATTTTAATTCTCCTTTTCTAGTTCTCTCTTTAAATAAAATATAGCCTTCTCTAAATCTTGCTTTTTATTCCCTTTATGTTCGCATCTAGCAATGTATTTTATAGCATTTCCTAAAGAAAAACCAAGCCCCCAGTCCTCTATAACATCTATAACCTCATATTTACCTTTATTATAATGACTTGGGTGGTTTACCATGTCTTTATTCATCTCAATACCTCCTAAAAAATTCTATTCGCACTAAAGCTACGTTTCTGTTTTCTTCTTGCTATATCCATTATAGCATACCTAACCGCGTCTATATAGTGGTCGTTTCCATCGGGATATTTACTTATAAACTGCCCATCTTTATTCATCTCATACTCATACCCTATAAATTCCTTAGCGGCGTTTGGGGTTCTTTTCTTATCAATTACAATTTCATCTAACATCTGCAAAAATTTATAAGTGAAATCCCTACTATCAGGACCTTTTTTAGCTTTTTGCATATTTAAGCCATACCCTCTCATTTCAGAGATAGATTTAGGGTCAGCACTATCTGCAACAATAGGTTTCTTATAGATATTTGGTTCTTTTTCCAGTATTTTATCAGTTAGCTTTTTATTGCTCAATCCCTGTTCGTATATTTCATCTATAATATAAAGCTTGTTGTTCTTATAATGGATTTTACACCAAGTTGCAGGGTCTATACTAAATCCAAAGTCAACACCATACTCAAATTCCTCCATATTATTTATTTCCTCTTTTGTTATTTCTCTTATAATTACATTATCAAATACATTTCCACCAGTTCCAGTTACTTCACCTAAATATTCATGCTTATACGCTTCTTCTTTTACGTTCTTTAGATGTTCAGCTTCTATTATGAATTGTTGCCCTAACCAATCAGATGGAACAGTTAAATAGGTACTATGGTGGATAAACCTATCTTCTCTATCAATTAGTTGCTCTTCATTAACCCAGTTATTCTTAGATTTAGGAGGGTTAAAAGTATAAAACACCCAGTTATCACCATTCTTTCTTATAAAAGACTGTGTCATACTTCTTATCTCTTCCATGCCATTGAACTGGTCTAACTCCTCATACCACACAATTCCTATTCTACCGAACGGAACGGTTATACCTTTAGCTTTCATAGGGTCGTCGCAACCTAAAAAGACAATTTCTTGATTAGTTGGAGTATAAACAATCTTCAAAGGAGATTTATAAACCTTAAAATAACCATTTAATCCTAAATCATTTATAGACCAAATCATCTGATTATAAACAGAACCTTTTAATGTCTGCCCTACTTTTCTGACTATAACAGCGTGGCAATCACTATTAGCCATTATAAGAAGAGGAATAACCTTAGATACAAATGAACTTTTGGTACTTCCTCTCCCTCCTTTAAGCATATAATGGGTGTGATTATGCTCCATAACATCATAAAGTAAATCATCGAAGTTCGGTGCTATTTTCTCCAAAAAATTAATCTCTCTTGAATACAATGTTAACACCCTCTACCTTTTGTTCTACTTCTTTTTTATCTGTCCAATCATAGTTATTTTTTAATGCAAATATAATACCTGTTGTCGGTTGTCCTGAACTTTGTAATCTTTCTTCCGTATTCATTAGCACTCTTTCTTTAGCTCTTTTTACAGTGCCGAAATACGCTTCTTTTTTACCATAGTTTATAAGGGTTTGTCTGTCTATTTCTAAGTAATACGCTAAACCGCTCATAGTCATAGGTTTTTCATTAATTTCACAATACTCAAAATACTCGTCTATTCTTCTTTTTAACTCTTCTTCCGTTTTAAATAACAAAGGTCTTCCCATACCTCTACACCTCGCTTTCTATCTATATTATACCATATTTACACAATAAAAATACACCTCTTTCGAGGTGTAAATTGTTAGTCGTTTATATACCATTTTCCTTGGATTTCATACCCATAAAATAATTTATATTCTACATCTTCTTCTGTTGTGTTATATATATCTCCACTCTCACAACTCTCTATTTCTTTCCCTTCCTCAAAAGCTTTAAACGCTTCTTGGAATGTGTATTGTGGTCTTTTAAGCTTATAAAGAGTTTTATCAAAGATTACCCCCGCTTCTTTTAAAGTGAAATCCATTTTCCCGTTCCAAGAATTATATAGTTTAAGCTGACCGTTTTTTAATTCTATCCTATTTGATATATATTCGTCATCTACTCTTTCCCAAACTTCTCCCTCTTTTATATTAGCGATTACTTCTCTAAAAGTTAATTCTTTCATATTAACACTCACTTCTTTTTCGATTATTTCAAACATTTCTTCTGTCCACATCCAACCGTCTTCATCTATATCTATAACATAAGATAAACAATCATACACCTCTACAATTGTTGCTATCCTACCTTTAAGTGATTCCATATAGCCACCGCAAAACATTTCTCCTCCATAATTACTACCAACAATTAAATCTTCTCTAACTCTAACTTTATCTCCAACTTTTAACATTCTTACCACCTCTTAGTATCCTTCTCTTTCAACAATTCTTTCTTACCTTTTAACAAGGTTTCCTTATGTCCTTTTCTCTCATTTATAGCATATTGTTGTTTTATAGCATTTGCTAAATCCATTACTTACCCTCCCATAACTTAATACTTTCGATTCTCTCTATAGGAACTACTATTTCCCCTTCTTCATCTTCCATCTTAATTCTATAATCGTGTATTTCTAGGATTCTCCCTTTTATCTCTGACATTCCAGTGTTCAAAATTACAAAATCACCATCTTGGAAATAAAATCCGTTTTCTCCTACTAAATAATTGATGCTTACTTTTCTAATTGACATTTATTTCTCCTCCCAAAACTTTTCTATCTCATATTGATTTATTTTTCTCGCTTTTTCTCTCTCGATTCTTTCAAGCTGCCTTACTATCTTAGCTTCTTTTATAAACTCTAAATGATTTAATTCTGAATCTGTCATGAACAATTTTAACTGCTCTAGCATAATTTCAACATCTGCAATCTCCTCAACGAAGTTCTCTTGAAAATGCAAGTCGTTTCTTACTGTCTTAGATATAGCGAGTATTAGCTCTGCTAACTCTTCTTGCGTTTGTCTTAATTGCGGTTCTTTGCCATAATAGTTGGCAATTTGAATTAATTTTGATTCTCTATTCATGTTCAACCCCCCAAAACTTATTTATAATTCAATTATAACATACTTAATTATATTGTCAATAGTTATTTATTCATCTTCTAAAATTATTTTTGCAACCTTATACCCTTGCCTGTTTTTAACATCTTTATCAATTAAATTCTTTGTTGAGCTATCCCGACAACCTAAAAATGCTGATGTTTCTTTTATAGTATCAAACAGTTGTATAATAGGCTCACCCTCTACATTGCAATCATACACCGCATAACAAACTTTCCTTTGCATTCTAGGTCTTTTCTGTTTTCCCTCTTCAAATTCTATAAATTTCAAATTGCTTCTTTTGTTTCTTTTATTGCTCTTTATTTGTTTTGATATCATCTTATGATTTATATTCATTAATCTGCCTAAAGCTCGTTGAGAATCCGCTATCGCTATAGGTAAACCAAACACATCTTTGTTAAACGCTAGTACCATTATTTAATCCTCCTAATCCATTCTTCCGGAATACTTAAATTATATTCTTGCGCTAATATAAACGCCAATTTAGAAAAATTAGTAATTCCATAGACTTTTTTAGCGACTGATATTAAATTACCAGTTCCGCAATGTGTAAAGCAAGTGTAAATACCTTTTTCATCATTTATAACTAAAGCTCCTTTATTATCTCCACCATGCAAAACACATCTACCAATATAATTACCATTCATATACTTAAATTCCCCGCCTAGATGTTTTTGTATGAAGTCTTTTAAGCTTATAGATGATATTAGTCTATTTAAACACTCTTCTTTATATTGCGGCTTAATATAATCCTCACCGTCATATTGAGTATATCCTTTTTCAATAACTTTTTGCTTAGCTTTGTTATCCCTTTTTAGTTTAGATTGATAAGCATTTATAAGTTTTACAATTAATGTACAACTTATAGGAATATCATTCTCTCTGTAAGTTACTTCTTTATTTGTCCCAGCCCATATGCGATTCGCGTTACTTGTAGCTTGGTCTAAATATTTATTAAATTTCCATTGTAGAGCCTTATACAACAACTTATAAGTTTCTACATCAATAGGACTTTCCAATCTATAAATCAATCTGAATTTAGTGTAATTAGTATCACTAAAAGTTGGGTATTCTATTACAGGGTAAACACCTAGTTTTTTATTTACTAATGCAACCATTTCAAATAATGTAATCTCATTTTCTTTGCTATCTACATCTAAAGCAATACACTCTAAACAATTAATGCTGCTTTCAAATATATCTTTACTATCTTCTTGAAATTCTGCTAATAAAACAGAATGACCTCTTTTTAAATATTCTTTTATTTCTCTATAATCAACGTATATACAAGGGTAATTTTTCATACCCATTGTAATATCTATCATATCAGTTGCGGTTGGTTTAACTTTATAACCTTTCTGACTTACTTTAATTTTAATCATATTATCTAACCTCCACTAACTCAAATCTATCTTTAAACTTGTTATATATCTCGTCCCACTCTTCTTGAGATATACCACCACAGATATACTTCTCTTCCAAGTTATAAAGGCATTGTCTTAGGTATATGTCATTGTGCCAAGCTTCAAAAATATTTTTATTGCAATTCCATTCTTCGAAAGGTTTGTCGCTCATAACATCACAAAAGAAGTATAATTCATCCAATTTACTTATACTATACTTATAATTCCTTCTTTCAAATTCATCAAGTAATTCGATAGCAAAAAGATAAAACTCGCTAAAATCATAATCCATAACCTTATTAACTAAAACATGGTTTGGAGTTCCTTTCTTTTCTATCGCTCCCTTTATAGCCAATATTTCTCTCCACTGCGCCACCAGTTGTTGTTTAGGTAATACTTCGATTAATTCTTTGTGCCAAATTCTCATTTTATCAACCTCCAAAACGAATTTACAAGTTAATTATATAATCACTTAATTATCTTGTCAACAATTTTATTAAAAAGACTAGATTTTACTCTAGTCTATAAACTTTATTTATTTTTTCCCAAGTATTTCTCCTAACTCTTTTATCTCTTATTTCTACACCTAAATAAGTGTGATATGGTATTCCTATAAGTTTAGAAGCTTCCTCAATAGTTAAACCCAACTCTTTGCGTTTAGCTTTTATCTTTTCTCTATCTATAAAAACATCTTTCATAGTCTTTCTTGATTTTTCTCTAGCTTTTTCCTTTAAACATTCTTTACACATAGACCTATAACCATCTTTCCCTTGTGGGTGGTGATAGAAATTAGTTTCTATATCTTCGAATGTTCTGTTGCAATTAGTACAAGTTTTCATTTTTAACCATTCCCATTCTCTCTAAACACTCAATAAATTTCATAGCATATTCATCAGCGGAAAGTTTATTTTTGAAATCTTCATTGAAAGTTATGCCATCTTTATCTATTCTTAGCAACCATTCTTCTTCTAAACAAAAATTAAAACAATTAGGTTTAACTAAATTAGCATCTAATTGTCCTAATTTAAAACCACTTATAGGAATAATCACTTCTTTATCATTATACATCTAAACACCTCCTAAAATGGAACATATCCATCTTCAACCCTATTCATTTCTTCTTCAAACTCATTTGCTTTATTCTCTTGTTTATTGTTGTTGCTTATAAAATCAAAACTTTCAACAACTACGTCAGTAGTATATCTTTTAGTCCCGTCTTGAGCTTCATAACTTCCAGTTCTTATATTTCCGCTTATAGCAATTTGAGAACCTTTAGAGAAATATTGATTTATTATATCAGCAGTTTTACCAAATGCTATACAATTTATAAAATCAACTTCATCTCTTTTGAATTTTCTATTTACTGCTAACGTAAATCTAGCAATATTAGTATTACCTGTTCTATAATCTACATCTTTGCTTAAACGTCCTAATAAGTTAACTTGATTCATTATTCTTCCCCTCTTTCTATCGCTATTCCGTAATCTATATAATCGTAATCCGCATCAAAATCAACACTCAAATATCTCATCGGGTTTTCTAATAAATCCTCTTCCCCTCCAATTATATCAACTTTCAAATATATAGTTTTCTTTTCCATTCTATTACCTCCTTAGTTGGAAAAGTGAGGCGTACAAGATATAGGCGAAATTTTAATTTATAACACCATAAACTCACTCAACCAACTTAAATTTATTTACAATTTAATTATATACTTATTTAATTGTTTTGTCAACTATTTCAAACACAATTCTTTAAAATAAGGTAAAGTTTCAATCCATTCACAGAACTCTCTCCACTCTGGCAATCTATGATTCTTTCTTTGTGAATAGACTGTTTTTAATGCTCTGTAATTAGTTGTAAGCCTAGCAGTTAATTGAAAACCAGAAGGGTTGCTATATAAAAGTTTTAAATAATCCTCTTTATCTCCGGTTTTGTTATATCTATCTTTCAATTCTTCCATTATATCAATTATTCTTTCGTCTACATACTCGTTAAATTGTTGCTTTAAATCAAATTTGCTTATTCTGTGCATAGTAGATTGAGAACTAACAAAATCTATAAATCTATATCTTTCTAATTCAACCCACGCTTTATTGGTAAAAGTTAAATCGAACGCAACTCTTATACCTGTTAAGAATTGGTCGTGTCCTTCTCCTTTTTCTGTTGTTCCTAGTTTTTTCGCTACATCAAAACGTTTATTAGCATTGATAATATCTTCCTCAACTTCCCATGGTGCGTGATTTAAACAATCCATAAAATAACAAGCTTCCATTCTCATATCTTCAATATTTATTCTCATAGGATAACCACTTGCTATTATACTTTCCTCTAAATCATAAACTTTTATATTGTCTACTTTCATTATTTATTATCTCCTTTATACTCTAAATATTTTTCAACTATATTAATATCTACAGATATACTATTTTGTTCTAATATTTCTCTAAGTAATTTGATCTCTAATAAATATCGAGTTTGTTTTTCTTTTTTTATCTCCAATTGTTTTTTTAAAAAAACAACCCTTTCTTTCAATTCTTTGCATTGTCCTTTATAAAAGGCAACGCTCATTTTTAAAGCATTGATTTCATTCATCATTTTCTTTCCCCTTTCAATTCCTTAATTATAATTGCAGTAGCAATCCCTCCAACTGTAACACCTATTAAAATAGGTTTTGCTAAGATGCTACTATTTGGATAAGCTATCAATCCCATTAAAGCTATCCCCATACTTGTTATTAAGCACGCTTTACTATCACTCATTCAATTCAACCTCCATAAACTTATTAATATCCTTTATTTCAAAATGTTCTCTTAAACAAGTTCTCACATCATTTCTTAAAATAGCGTAAATCCTTTTAGCCATATACTCTTTAGGTACTGGAATTAATTCAGTCCCCCATTCTGAAAGACTTCTATCTATAGCACCTAATAGACTTATACTACTTTTCCATCCGTGTTTATGGTCGCCTGTACCTTCATACATATGTTTGAAATATAAAGCATCTTCTATAAGTATTCTGTGTTTAGTCCCATTTGCTTTAAGCCTTGCGAACTCGTTATCTAAACGTTTCTTTTCTCCATTTGTAACCTTGATATTGCCCGCTAACTCGTTAATACTACCTTTCTTTTCTACAATAGTATATTTATCAAACCATAACGCCCTATCAATTCCCTCTAGCGTTCCTTTAGGTATCATAGCCGAGTAATCCCCTGCTGGTAAATTAGCTTCAAACAAGTCTTTTTTAGGAATTTTACACTCTTTATTATACTTTTTATATTCCTCTGTAGAATAATATCTAACTTGACTCCTATCCCATTCAGATTTATAAGAGGAAGCTTTTTGCTCCCTCGAATCTATTATAATAATCATTTTATTTAATGCATTTTCTATTTCTCTTTCAGTAAATCTATATCTCATTATTTTTGAACTTTCTCCAATCTACTACAAATATTATCGTACTGTTCTTTAGTCATTTGACTTATATCAGATACTCCAAATTCTTTTACGCATTGAGCAGTTATAGTTGCTTGGTTTATTCCTTTAGATTTTCCTATAGCAAACAATCTGCTTAATTGCTTATCTGATAGACCTTCCTTTGGCTTAGAACTTCCGTGAGTAGTTAAATTTGCATCATCGTCTTCGCCTGTATTAAGATTTAAAATAGCTTGATATGAATATCTTCTAAGATAAGTTATTAAACTACCCGCTTGTTGTGGGTCGTTTTTAACTGGTTTCATGAACAAAGGTTCACTCTCTATATATTCTCCGCTCTCATGTAGTAAAATAGTCTGTATTCCTATTTCTCCAGTTTCTTTGCTCAACGGCATTTGTAAGACTGACAAACCGTTTTTCTGTAATATATCTCTAGTCGCTAATATAAGCTTATCAAGTGTTACATAATCGCTCTTAAAAAATGGATTTTTAGCATCTTTTGATATACTTGTTACTTCGGCATTGAACTTCGCTAAAGCAACTGCTAATTTAACTATTGTTTCACTTCTATTCATAAAAATACCTCCTTTTAACTGACAATTTAATTATACACTAACTTAACTACCTTGTCAATTATCTTATTTTTAAACTTTCCTCTTGTACTAATTTAGCTCCTTCTATAATTTCGCCATTCTTTAAAGCTTCTTTAAGCATTTTCTTATCTATACTAGGAGTATTCACAATAAATTGCTTTGGTATGGCATTTAAATCCTCCACAACCGTCTTAGGAGGGTTTTTCTTTATACTTACAGTAAATATTCCTCCTTTGACTTCTCTCTTCTCTAATCCGTTTATAGTGTCAAATAGATAGCCTTGTAAGTTTTCAATCTTATTCTCTCTTATCTTTCTTTCTTTTGCTAATCTTTTCTCTTCTGCTTTTAATGCTTCTGCTTCTGCTTGTAGGTTCTTGATTAATCTCACGATATTTTCTACCTTTGTAGATAAATCGCACTCTAATCCTTTCATGGAGTTTATAACTAACTCTTTTAAATTTTCATCTTCTCCCGCATTTTCTAAAACTTGTTGTAAGTTTCTAAAGTTTTGTGATAATTCATATAGTTTCATTTTTTACCACCTCAATCTCTTATTATTTCAAATATTTTTTTCTCTTCATCATATTCTATCAAGACGTAATCTACAATTGTTTCATCATGTTCTAAATCACCATAACTAAAAAATTCCTCACACTCGATACAAATATAGCCATCTTCTATATAAAAATCAATCATTTCTTCACATCCACAATTTGGACACACAAGTTTATTTTCTTTTAACGCATATTGTTTCAACATTAAATAACTCCCTCCTCTTTAAACTGTTTTATATAAGGTCTTAAAACTTTAACCGTTTCCGGTCCTTTAGGGCAACCTATCATAAAAGCGATTCTTTTAATAAATCTAGTTGTTAACTCCGGACTTTTGTAAACTGCCATGTTGGTTTTGCAAGTCCTTTCTTCCATTCTTCTCCAATCTTGAAGTGCTTTTCTAATTTCACTTTTCTTAATAACCATCATAATACCTCCTTGATGTTCTCTACAAGTATAATTATAGCATACTTAATTATCTTGTCAACACTTTTATTAAAAAAAATAATTATGGGGTGATAATGTGAAAATATTTTATTTCGTTATTCGTCTTGAAACATCTTTGAACCATTATAAGAAATAGAAATTAATCACTTACTACACTTACTACAAAAACTACATCATTTTCTATATAGCACATTTTTATATAAAATATATATATTATTTTATTACTTATAATAAAGTCTTATAATTTAATGTAGTAAATGTAGTAAATATATATAAAGCATTGGTATCACTAGCTTACAAAGGGTTTTAAAAATGTAGTAATTATGTAGTAAAAAATGTAGTAAGCTTAAAAATGTAGTAAATATTTTAATTAATCATGAATTGATTGGTAACATTTTGTTTATAATTAAGTGTAGTAAATGTAGTAAAACTACAAAAATGTAACTTAAAAATGTAGTAAATGTAGTAATAAAAAAAGACACTCTTTCGAGCGTCTATAATGTAAGCACCTCAATTATTTATAGTCCTTGCAAGGATTGGACAGGCACTCTTGTTTTAATGTGCAGAGTTGCACTCACCTAGCTTACTTTTTGTTCTTTCGGTGTTAAAGGACTTATTTTCTTATAGAAAGCCTTTGTATCTACTGATACTATATAATAGTTTTTATTGCTTAACGGACAACGCCATCACTACAAAGGCATGAATCCTAGAATGGATACCGAGAAGCTCGTAATTAGAAACGCTTCTATGATAATTATAACACTTACTTACTTCGTTTGTAAAGCATCATAGTATAATTCTTTAAATACCTAGCATACTCATAAGCTTCCTTTGTGGTCTTGCAAGTCTTTGTTTGTAATAATTCGTTAGCGATTTTATCAACATTCTTCATAAAAAAATACCTCCTAAAGCTTTATATTTTATATATATGCTCTAAGAGGTAAAAAGATTACTCTTTTTCTTCAATTTCTTTAACTTTATCATGAAGCATTTTATCAACTAACTTGATATAACTTGCATCATATCCAGTAAACTCAAAGTCTTGTAACCATCTGCGTATCTTTTCTATTTCTTTAGAAACTCCGCAAAGGGGTTTTAAGACTTTTTCGCTTTCTTTAGGGAATTTAGCGACTAATCTATTAGATATAGAGGCTATAGTGGTATAAACTTCGATTTCCCAATCTAAATACAATTCTAAATGTTCCTTTATAGATAAAGGTTCTTTAACTCCTTCTAATTCCTCCCAAGACGGTTCAAGGTTTTCGCTGAACATATCAATTACATAGTGTTGTAAATCCACCCTATGACATCTATCCTCTTTAGATTGAACTTTATGCCATCTTTTAAACCCTTGTAATCCTTTCATGTGTGCTGACCTGCTAAGGGTATCGTGAATCATTTCACCTCTAGCACTTAAATTTATAGCTTCTTTTAATAGTTTTATAGCTTCATTGTTGAAATCATAACTTTTAATCATGTTTTATATCCCTCAATTTCATCATAGTGTTGTTATACATTTTTGAGTGAAGTATTTTCATATCTTCCATTAATTCATTTATAACAATCATTATAGCCTTTGTACCAGCTTCTAAGCCATGTTTATTTATTATCTTAGAAACACATTCCATAAACTCTGTATCCTCTCCGAGTGGCTCGTAAACCATTTTAGCTGATGAATATTCCATGGTTTTATCTTTTTCTAACATAGATTCTATTTTTAAAGCATCTTTTATATTATCAAGTGCCATGGTCATAGCTTCAACACATTCACAATCCCATTTATCGGTTACCATAGCTTTCTCTATTTTAGGCAAAGCTTTATCAATTATCTTTCCATTAACTTCTATTATTTTATTGTAATCCATTATTTACCCTCCTTTAATAATTTGATTATTTCATTATTTTGCTTTATTATAGTTTCTAAAAATAGAACATTTTGTTTTTTTAATTCTTCCAATAATTCATCATTAGAAGTTTGTTTTATATTTTCCATATAGTTTAAAACTCCTAAAAATGTTCCAAATAAAGCTAGATAATCTATATCGTTATTAAAATTATTATTCATTTTCTTTTAGTAATGCAGGTGCTGTAGAGAAACAAGTATAAGGCACTCCACATTCTAACGAGAAATGAATAGGGTCATCACCATATATTATTTGATATCTTCTTCTACTTCTTATTTGGTCTGCTCTTAAATTATTACCTGTTCTTACTCTAACTGGTATAACATCTGTTCCATTTTCAATTACAACTGGTAAATTGCTAGCCCCTGCCGGAATTGATTGTGCTATTATTAAACATCTTCTTTCTAAATTAGTAAAAGTCTGTGTTGGCACTGTTATTGTTAAAACTTGGTTTGGTGCTGTTCCTGTTACAGCAATACTTGTTGACATTAATCTTCTGTTGCAACAATTACATATTTTATTACATGTCATTAAAAATTCACTCCTTGTATTGTAATATTCTTAAAAGAAAAAAGAGAGGATTTCTCCCCTCTTAAATCACCTCTTTTGAGGGAAATTAAACTAATCCACAACCGTAACCATTAAATGCACTTGTATATGGTGAACAAGTTATATAAGATGGTGTAGGAAAAGGTCTTAATGTAGAAATTAAGTGAGCATTTTGTGCTTGTTGGCTCAATTGTAAGTTAGCAGTATTTAAGCTATCTCTTAATGATTGAATTTCTGATTGAGTTAAATAATTGATTATTCTATCGGCATTTTTCTCGCTAGCTTGAATTATTGCGCAAGTATTTTGTGCGTTCTCATATCTAACCGCATCTATATTTCTATTAGTTTCGCAGCAGTTATTAGATAATTGAGCCTGTAAATCTTTAAAGTTACTTAAATTTTCATAACCTAAACTACATAATCCTTGTTGTAAAGAATTAGCTGTAAATGTATTTTGGTCTTGTATTCTTCCTAATTGATTAGAAAGATTTGAGTACATAAAGTCGTTGTTTATTTGACCAACTGTACCATTTGCACCTCCAAATCCTCCGAAACCATTTCCTCCCCATGCTAGCAAAAAGAAAAGGAAGAAAATCCATGCTCCGCCATTGCCGAACATTCCCTCATCATTTCTGTTATCTAGATTATATACTGGCGTAACGCCTAACCCTTCTGTCATAGCCATGTTTGACTACCTCCTTAAATATATATATTTATATTAAAGTTCTTAGAACTTAATACCAAATTGTTGAGCCATCTGTCTGACTTGCTCTTCATTCATTCCTTTTTGTTTAGCAATATTCATAATAGTTTCTTGAATTTGTTGAGGGTTTTTGCCTTCTAACATTTTCTTTGCTTGTCCCATCATAGGATTATTACCAAACATATTCATTAGCTGCATAGGATTTATATTTCCCCCTTGCATCATTTGCATTAATTGCATCGGATTAAAATTATTCATTTTTATTACCTCCTAATTGGTTTAATAAACTATCTAATACATTCTTATAATTGTCTAAATCGCTTTTTAAGGCGTTATATTCTTCTTTAGTGCAATAACCTTCGGTTTGTTTTTCTTCCTCTATAGAAAGCGTATAAGTATCTATATGTGGCAAACCGTTCATATCTATATATTTAGTGTATAATTTCTTGTTTGTTGTATCTTCAAACCACAATTTACTACCGTCAAAATTCGGAGTTATTCCTCTAACTTCTTCTATAGATGTAACTGGTCTTATAGAAGGGAATTGAGGTTGTTGAACTTGTTGTATTGGTTGTTGTTGCTGATTAAATTGTTGTTCTAAAGCACTTAATCTATTATTCGCAAAGTTAGGATTAAAATTAGGATTCATTCCATAATTCCCATATCCACCATAATAAGGATTCATATTATTACCTCCTGTTCTTTATACTTTAATTTTACATTAGGTTATAACGGTTCTTAAATAGAAATAAACGGTAAGTTTTAGGTAAATTAAACGTAAAAAAAGCACCCTTTCGGATGCTTCAATATTATTCTTGCATATTCCTTATATTAAAATTGCTATAACTATTTAAAATTGATTTTATACACATCATAGATAATTGTAAGTTGTAATTTATAAATCTTACTCTTTGTATGCTTTCTCTATCCGTCTTAGGTTGACCATGTTTATTTAGATATTTACTTATAAACGCTTTTACAAAATCCATAGGGACATCTATAGCACCTATTTTTAGACTATCTAAATCCCAGTTAACTTTTACCCAAGCACCGGTTATCTGTCTATCAAAGAATCTTAAAGCTTGATTTTCTTGAGATAATAATTGATTTCTTTCTTTGATTATCTGTAATTCTTTTTCTAACTTTTCTATATCTGCATTTTTAGTTAGATAATAACCATCTTTTCTTATCTGTTTAAGTATTTTTTTAACTTCTTTCTTAAACTGTTTTGCAATCGGTTTTCTACTTTGCATTAATACTTCGTACAATCCATCTTCTGTTAAGAAATAAACTCTTGTTTTGTAATTACCACTCGTACTAATTGTACGAACGGTTTTTTCTTCTTCATCAACCTTTTTTAACATTTTAGAAACATTACTTTCTGAATAATCAATCCATTCCGCTACATCTTTAGCTAAAAATAATGGGTTTTCTATATCTCCATAAATTTTAAATTCCTTTGATAATACCTCTTGTTGTTTAAAAACTTTTAATTCTTTCATTTTATTTCTCTCCTTCTTTTTTATTATTCTCTCTTAATTCATATAACCCCTCTAGTATATCTAAAGGTGTTAATATATCATGATTAACTTCTATATAAGAAATTATCATATCTAGTTGTTCATCTGTCATTTGTCTCACCTCCTGTAATTATAATAACATCTATAAAGGTTATAAAAATGACAAAAATATTACAATTTGTAATTTGAATAAAAAAAAGAGTAGATTTCTCTACTCTTAATTGTTTAATATTTCTCTTTTTAATTTATTTAATTTCACCCCATAATAACTTACAATGGGTATATTTACAATTCCTATTATAATAGCAAACGGGAAAAATAAGGTTAAAAATAAACTTAATATAATAATTAAAGCTGATATAGAAAAGCGATTACCTATCCTTTTGTACTTAACCTCTAAATCATTATCCCCTTTTATTCTTTCCTCTATAACTCCAAGCTCTGCAACTCTTTGTTGTGCTTTATTTTGCTTTAATATTTTTTCTTGTTGTTTTCTTTTCTTTCTATTTCTTCTAAAATCATTTATTTCACCAGCTACCCAAATTTTGGTTATGAACTCTAACATTTAAAACACCTTCCCAAACCCTAAAAATTTCATTTCTCTTTCAACTTCTTCTTTAGTTCCTTCAAATGTAACCTCTTTAATATCATTATTCCAAATATAATATAAAAGATTTTCACTTGCTATCTTTAACGCTTGTAATGGTTGTTCTCCCTCTTCAACTAAATCATGATACAATTCAAAATCAGCTTGATTATTTCGGTTGAGAGTGTAAGAAACACCCTCACATTCATATAAAGCGCCAACTTCAAAATAATTATTCATACTCTTTATCCTCCTTAATTATACAGTCTATACAAAGCCAATACCCTAAGAATTTACTTTTATACAATTCTCCAACATTCTTTTTACAGCAATCGCACTTTTTGTTGCTGCTATTTTGCTTTTTAAGATTAACTTTCATAATATCCCTCCAAATCAAATTCAACTTGATAATCTCTTTCTGTTATTTTTTTATCTTTAAGATTTTCATAATCTTTTCTAGTTCCTTTTACAAATGAAAAGGCGGTATGTGCATCTATATCATATATTATTGCTAAAAGTAAAGCATAATAACCGTCATTCATATTTAATCCTCCAACCAACTATTAAAAGTACCACAATAGTTATCTTCGTACATTCTTAAATCATCTTCAAGTTCTTCAATTCTTTCTATAGCCGAATCTGCCATAATTTCAAATTCATCTCTTTCTGTCATAAGTTGAGTTATAACATATAAAGCTTTTTCTTTATCAGCTAAATCTGATATTTTGCAAATGTTTTCTCCTGTAACTTCGTTATAAATAATATCATCTTCTAAAGCAATTCTAATTGATTCCATCTTCTTCAATCTCCTCATTCTCAATTAATACCATTATAGCTTTACTAATTCCTTCACTTATACCAACATTAAAGAAACCTTCGTAAGTATTGCAATTGGATTTTTCATTATATTTCTTACTAATTTCTTTTAACTTTTCCAAAGTGCTTCTTTTCATCTTAATACCTCCTAAACATCTTATGATTTAATTATAACATAGTTAATTATCTTGTCAATAGTTTTATATAAAAAAAGAGAGATATCTCTATCCCTCCAAAATCTTCTTAATCAATTCTTGATTTTCCCAAGCTTTTCCTAACTTCTTATAAGCTTTATTTCTATAATTGGTAATACTTTTAATACTACAATCTATTTTTATAGATGCTTTTTCTTGTGTCATACCCCTTATATCAACTAATTCAATCGCTAAACGTTCTTTATCTTTAAGGTTAACCAATTCTAAGGCTAACATTAGAAGAGGTTTAGAAGGGCAATTAAGCACCTTCTTTATATCTTCTCTATTCATAAGATTACCTCTTTTTCTTAAATCTTACTTTTCTTTTTACTGTCTTTTTCTGTTTAACTCCCATTTAACCTACTCCTTTATTTTATCGTTATGGATTGAATTATCATTATAAGAATTACCATTTATTATCTGACTTTCACCATCAGAACTCTGTTCATAAGTAGTTTCCTCTACCAATTCAGCTTCATAATTAGCAAAGAAATAAATAGTACTACCACACATTATTGTTATACTTAAAACCACTGTAGCTAAACAAGCTAAACAAATCTTTTTATAACCTTCTAACGTTTGTCTTTGGTGTTTCATTATTTCCATAAAGGTTTCATTTGATAATAATTGAATTTCCTTGTCTTTATCCATAAATACCTCCTATTTTTTAAGTGTTACACTTGCTATAAATGCAATTATAGAACTTATTATACCAGCAACTATTAAATCCCAACGTTTGCTAGGTGTTGATTTCAAATCGATTATATCTCTTTTCATTTCCGTTAAAGTTTCCATTATAGTTTTATATTGATATTCTTGAACGGAGTGATTCTTTTCCATCTCTGCAATTCTTTTTTCGTGTTCCCTAACTTCTTTTCTTAATTGCATAAGTTCACTATATTGGTTATCTTTACATTCCATTTATTTTCCACCTTTCGGCAAGTCGATTCCTCCAGTTTCGGGATTATTCATTAATCCAAGTAGCACTGCTATGCCGCAAACTAATTTAATCGTTGTATCTGCCCATTCTGCATCTATTATATACCCAAATTGATTTAATAAAAGAACGATTAAACCTACAAGAGAAATCCAAAGGGCAGGGTTTTTAAACCTAGCCCAATATTCTTTATTTTTTATACCATTAAACATTTAAATCACCTCTATATCTTTTCAGTAAAACAATAATAACCTAACTCATTGCTTATTCTTTGTTGTGCTTTTTCAGCATCTTCTTTATTTGTGAACCTTTGTACACAAACTCTATAATAGTCTTGTTCTTTTTCTAGTGATATATTGGGGTCAATAGCATTTGCTATATATCTAGCCAGCTTTTCGTACGGAGTTGGCGACCATACTTCATTTATATCATGAGCGTTATCACAAAATAGTGTTTCAAAGATAATGTTAGGTGCGTTAACGTTACGCATTTCATAGAGATTTGCAGTTTTAACACCTCTATTGGTTAACCCTAAACTAGCATAGTTATTGCATAATCTTTGTGCTATATCTCTTATACTTTTTCTAGCACCTTCTGCAACCAATGCTTCTGTACCATGTGCTTGACCATTAAATGAGTTCATGTGTAAAGATATAAATATATCTACATTTGCATTATTAGCCTTTCTAGCACCTTCTTGCAACTCTGAATTGGCACTACTAGCGTTTGAATTACAATCTACAACAATATGCCCATATTTTTCTAAAATATCTTTAGTAACTTTATATAATTGTTGCATCATATCGTATTCATCTCTTAATCCGACCGCACCACGACAATTAGGTGAGTGTCCACCTCTTAAACCTATTTTCATATTACCACCTTCCTTTTATCTATATTTTACCACTTTAGTTACAATTATTGCAACGATATAACTCCCAAAATTCATTAATCGGCTTTTTATGGATAATTTCTTTCTCTCTTTTTTGTATCGATGGTGTTTCAGTTTCTTGAGAAGGTTTTTGGACTGTAGCTTTTTGCATAAAATTATTTTCTTTATTTTCATGCTCAAACCCTTTTCTTTTCCCTTCTAATTTATATTTAAATTTCATTTCTCTATCAGATTCAACTATAAAATAATCTTTCTCTCTAATTTCAATTTTATAATCTCCCCAACTTAATTTATCTATATAAATGTTATAAGGTAACGTTGTGTTGATACATTCTTGAATTATTTCATCTATTTCAATCCTGCAAATATATTTATCTTCAACTAACTCTGTTGTATAAATATTATCTGTGTCTGTTTCAGTTAATAAAGAGTTTATATCCTCATTTGCATAGAATGGAATATCTCCGAATTTAGTATGTTGAATACAGTTTTTGTTGCCACTTACATTTAAATCACCGTTTATAGTGACATTTCTTTTAAATAAAACCGAATTTGCTCCAAAATAAGCATCGTCAGGGTCTATTGTAAACAAAGAACCGCTACCCCCTGAATCCATCAAATAAAAACTTCTAGTGTACCATGCTGACGAACCTCTTCCTTTCCCATCTTTCCAACCAAAAAAATAACTACCATTACCCGCTTTTTTTCCTAAATACATTGTAGTTCCATTCATATCTTGATTTTCATAATATGTTATTGGTATCGGATTAAGAAGTCCAAATTTATCTAAAACCATATAAGAGTTGTAACTTGAAGCGTCTTTGCTATAACTTATAGTTAGATAAGAGTTGTTTTCATTTACAAAACCAATTACATCATCGCCCGTCGCAGTAGACCTTAACGCGGTGACAGAACCGTTTATTTTGCTTTCGTTTAAAAATGAATATACGTGCACGCCATTATTATTTAATCTTACAGATAATTTTCCATTATTTAATTGAGAAAATCCGTTTTCATCTAAAATCGTACTCGCAACACTTATAGCTCCACCCTCTGTAAGACCTTTGTTTACACTATTTATAATTGAATCAGGTGTTAATTGTTGAAAAACTTTCGAATATGAAGCGGTTTTACTTACATAACTAGAAGGTTGTTTGCCTTTGGTCAACATTATTTCAGTCCAACCACAATAATTTGTAGCTTCATAGTAATAAAATTCTAAAAATGCACTTTTAGCATTAGCGGGCGTAATAAATGTAAAATGTTTAGGTATAAATGAATCATTTTCTGAAATCCAATTTCCTAAGTTTATTTCTTCATCAAATTTCCCTTCTTTTTCGAAGTCATTACCTTCTTTTATAGAGTTAGAGAATTTAACTTTTATTCCTAATCTTGTAGATGTTCCTGTAAAAAATAATCCTGATAAAGTATACTCGGTTGATGGTAAAATAGAGAATCTATTACTCCAACTAGAATTACCATTAATTGATGTTGGTGTAACATTTATATAATTTATATTTCTTTTACCTAAATAAGTATAATTAGTTGTTATTGATATATTTGTCCCTCCGACATTCCACCCAAACGTGTTTTCACTTTCAAAAGCGCCGTTTACTATTGGATTCCCTTCCACTTTTCTTTCCGATTCCAAAGTTATTTTATCATTTAATATTTCTATTTTTGAAATCGTATTTTCCTCTACATTGTTAACACCTTGCCACAGTTTAGAAACTTCTAAGCCGATTTTGTCGTTTTGAAGATTGAATTTAGAATTCAATTCTTCATAGACAACCAAATCTTTATTATTAGTTATAACCGCAATCGCGTTTTGTTTTTCTTTTTGTAGCTTGGTTAGTTTTTGCTTGTAATTATCAAATAAACTTGTCGCCATTTAAATTTCCTCCCCTTCCGGATTTGTACACAATCCATCACTATTGAAATTATATCTTCTATTGTTTATTATTAATTTTTCATTTAAAGCGAACTCGCCATTGTATTTAAAATAATACCAATCCCCATTATCTCTTTGATACCACTCGTTTATAAATTTATGCGCTATACCACTTGTTGATATATTCCCGTTATTTTTGTCAATTTCAAAACTTATAAAATTTGGATTATCATTAGGTAAATAAACTTTTGAACCAACGAACATACAACGCATTGTATTGAGTTTCACTTGATTTCCTGATGGATATCCTATTGTCGCTACCGAGATGTTAGGTCTTAAACGTCCTAACCAAGCTTCTCCATTACTCGAAGTGTTCCCGTGATGCCCCATTTTTAAAATATCTATTTTCCCAACATTTTGACCACCGACAAATTCCTCTGAAACATAAGACATATCACCTTGTATAAAATATCTTATCGCATTATCAGGATTATAATAATATCTAAACATAAAACCAAGCGAGATATTATTATAATTAGTATAATTTGTGTTTCGGCTATTATAAACTAAAATATCACTTTTGTTAGTTAATTGAATCTTTCTATCTGAATCTAATTCGATTATTTCTGCCCCTATATCTCTAGCGGTTTGCAACATTAATTCGTGCAACTCTTTAGTTTTCCATTGCTTTATTTCTATAGTAGGCATTAAACTCCAATTTGGAGTTTTGCAGTATAATTGTTTACAACCGAATTTCTCAATCAAATATGGTATTCCTTCAATGTGGTCACTGTGAGAATGAGTTATAAAAACCTTGTCAATTTTATTTATATTGTTTCTTATTAAATAATCCTCAACAAGTTTTGCACTCTTTTTTTCGCCTCCATCTATGAGATAAATCTCTCCATTGTGATTTTGTATAAGAGATAAATCCGGATAAGCCGGCGCAACTTTAGGTTGAAAGTGTGGAAAATGTATTCTTATATTTTTATCTAAAGTTACATCAGGAATCGTTGGTTTTTCTAAAGGTTCTAACCCTATTAATTGCCTTATACTGTTTATCAAATCATAAAACGCATTTACATACTCTTTTTTAGCATTGTTTAAATTTACTTTTTCGATAGTATCATTTAAATTTTCAGAATTTAAAATCTTATCTATTTCACCTAAAACACTTTCTTTTTCTTTTTCTAAATCTTTTAATTGCTCCTCAAGTATTTTCTTTTCAGTTTCGTCTATAATACCGTCTTTGTAAGCCCCTTCTAAGTATTCTTTTAATTTGTCTATTTCAGAGGTTAATGAATCGCTTGTTGTTATATCTTTAGAATTAATTTTTAATTCTTTAACATTTAAATAAACATCACCGCCACCAGTAACTCGCATTGTAATTTCACCTTTTTCATTTGTTACAGTTAGGTTTTTAGCATCTATATATTGCCCTGCTAATAGTCCTGTTGTTATTAATGAAGCGTTTATTTTTCCATCTATAGTAAAACCATATTCATATTTTCCATAATAGCCAGTTGTAGAAAAACCTAAGCCATTTTTATTATAACGGGTAACGTTAACCGCTTTATTAATATCTTTATTATCCATTATAAGTAATTCATTAGGCTTTAAAACCACATAAGAATCCTTTAATCCTGCATTAATCATACTATTTATATAGTCGCTTAAATTTGCATTAGGCTTAGTTTGTAATTCCTTTTCTAATTCTGCGATTATATCATTAACTGAAATAGGTCTACTTTCTTTTTTAACGTTGGATAGTTCTGTACTTAATCTCTTTTTCATAGTTACAGAATAAACTCTTTTAATACATCTAGCTTTTATTTTAGTCCCGTAAGTATCCTCTATAACTTCTACTGTATCACCTATCTCAACTGTTTCGGTTTGACTATAATCTTTATATTGTTCCGTTTTAGACAATTCTATAAAGTTTATATTATAAGTTGCTTGTAGTTTGTCTATATTAAATAAAGTAAATTGAGTTCTAGCTCTTTCTTGTAAAGCTTGTTGAGCTTGCGCTAAAGTGTCAAAACCTTCGTCAGGATTATTTTCATTTTTAACCTTTATATCTGAAAATTCCATAACTTTGGTGTAAACACTACTATAATTATTAATTAATTCACTTTCTACAATAGGAGCTTCTATGCCATCAAACCCACGCGGAACTATCCTAGTGCAAAGGTCATCAACATTCGATTTAATTTCAAACCCTGTTAAATTCTTTCTCGATTTGATTTGAACCCCTTTATCTTGTCCTACTCTAGTATTAATTTTACAGTTATATTGCCTTCTGTAGACTTCTCCGCCCCATCTGACTATAAAAGCATTATCAGCACCAAACAAAGCGTTATAAAGGCTCATGTTTTGATAATAAGCAGTATTAGTGTTAGATATATCAGAAACTAAGAAAAACTCCTTGTTACGCCCTGTAGCATCATTCAAAAGCTTACTTAAAGTTGCTTGACCATTCATATTTTCCGGTCTACAATCCTTTAAAAATAATGTTAACTGGTCAGCTATTGTAATCTGTCTTGCGAATATAGTAATGGTTCTTTTATCTTTCCTTATATTGCTTATTCTAAAGAACTCGTCCCCGTATTCATCTTCTAGTGTAATAATAGCTTCTTCTATTAAGTTGTCATAAATGTATTTTAAGCTTTCATCTTTTTTAACCGCTAAAACTATTTCAGCATAAAAGTCATCTTCTGTTTGTGTTATAGTCGCATTTATAAGAATTTCATCTAAAAAAGCAATTCCGTTAGTAGAAATAACTTCTGACCTTGTTGCAGTTCTTGAATGTAATCTACTTCCCATAATTACCCCCTATATCTATTTCTAGTATTTATTTTAAGAGTAGTAAAACCACTGCCACTAAGAGTGTTTTTACCTCTTTTTATAATAGGTAAATCCCCTGTACTCGTTATTACTTGCATATTTTCTTTATTAAAAATATTTCTCATACTATCTATAATCACATCTCCAGTATGTGTAAAACTTAAAGTTTCATCATTTATAGTGATTTGTGTTGCACCGCGTGAGTTTAATTCTATAATTGGCAAAGTATCAATATCAGAATCACACATTAAAGAAGTGTTAATGTTCCACTCTTGAATTATATCGTTTGTATCAAAATAGAACGGTTCGCATAGAAAAGTAATTTCAAACTCTATGGCAACATTCCCATTTCTACTATAATTGCCTATGCTTACCTTTTTAACTTTAGAGCAAATATTATCATTATCAGAAAGTATCAATCTATTATCTTCAATATTAGATAGCCAGTTTTCAATTAATCTTCTTTTAACCTCCCACCCTTCTCTCTTAACTCTAACTGGTATAGTGTGTTTTAAATCTCTATAACTTTCAGTTTTAATTATAAGAGTTCCGAACGGATTTCCTTCAACTTCTTGTTCTTCTTCTATTTCTTCAACTCTTCCCATTTCTAAATTATTCATTGTTAAGAGTTCAAAATCATCATAACTTGCTTTATTATTAAAATAAAATTGTATCATTTCATCACCTCTTTTATATTATAACATAGAAAAAAGCACCCTTTCGAGTGCTTAATCTTTATTTATACCATTCTTCTTTTATTTCTACAGACGGGTGGATTTTACAAATGTCGCAAACAAATTCATTTTGTTGTCTATGTTTCAAACCTGTAAATTCATCATCTTTCATATTAGTTAACAAGAAAGGAAAATCATTTTCCATACTATCAAACGCTAAAAAATAAGCATTTTTTAATTCTCCCTCAAAATAACCTCCAAGAACAGGCGTAAATTTAGGAACTTTATTCCAATCTATTTCTCTTTTTCTTTCCCAAACTAACTCTATACCCATTCCTTTTTCTAAAATCTTGTATAAACCAAACGCTGGGTTTTCTATTTCAAAAACCTTATTTATTGTAAACTCATCTTCTACTCTACCTACAAATTTTAATTCGCTGGTATAATCTCTTAAATCCATCCAACCTTTGTTGTCAATAAGTTTACCATCGCATACTAAATATCTACTTTCTTTAGTTTCAACTATCATTCCATCTTTTAAATCTGATTTTCTCATAAAATCAACCCCCTAAATATGTTTTACAATTATTATTATACATTATTTAACCATCTTGTCAATAGCTTTTTATAAAAAAAAGAGAGGAATTTCCCTCTCTTATCTAAACGCCAAAGAAGTCATACGAGAATATTCATCAAATTCACTCTGATGCGGTGCTAAGGTTCTCATCATTTCCTTGCCATCAATATAAAATTCTACTGGTCTGTTTGCTAAGCTTTTAATCCAATTTTCTAATTTATCTAACGGTATAACCGCTTCCGCTTGGTTTCCTCTGCCTTTGTAACTATCTCCAGCAACATATCCGCCCATAAACGTCGGTTGTGTTACTATACCACCATTGTATAAGTATGGTACTTTAGGAAGATTTACCCCGAAGTGTTTACCTCCAACCATAGGAATCCAATCAGGAATAGTTACACTTATGCTATTTAGTCCACTTATAGCACTATTAACAAGCCCTATAACTCCATTAAGAGGTGCTTTTATAACAGACACTAAACCACTCATTATATTGCCAAATATATCTTTGACCCCTTGCCATGCTCTACTCCAATTTCCCGTAAAAGTTCCAGCAACAAAATCAATTATTCCGTTAAATATTCCTTTAATATCTGTCCAAATATTAGAAACATTTCTGAAGAAAGAGTTCATTATATCTCCAAAACCTCCAAAACTTTCTGACCAATCTATAGTAAATATACCTTGCAACCAGTCGTCAAATCCTTTGAATGCATCTTTTATATTTTGCCACTTACCATCAACAAATTGTCCAAATCCTATAAACGTATTTTTTAAGGAATCAAAAGCTAACTGCCAATCTCCAGTAAATAAACCTTTAAAGAAGTTTAAAAAGTTTATAAATGTATTCTTAGCAAATTCCCAACCTAATCTAATATCTTCTAAGAAAAAGTCTAATATACTTCCTAAGAATCCAAATCTTTCTGACCAATCTGTAGCAAAAACATTAGTAATCCATTCTAAGAACGAAGAAGCTATTTCTTTCACATTATCCCATAGGTTTATCCAAAAGTTTCTAAATCCTTCCGAAGTATTCCACAGGTATATAAACGCACCCGCTAAAGCACCTACAAGCCCTATGACTATCCCTATTGGATTTGCCATAAAAACCGCATTTAATATTGCCATAGCACCACTAAAACTCTTTACCATAGTTAAAGCAGTAAATAAAGGTTTTACAAATGCAATTATACCGCTTACAATAGCATAGCCCTTTATAGCCCCTAAATAACCTACTATAACACTTAACGCTAATCCTATCTTCTCTATAGTACCGTCTAATTTACCCTCCTGTAAAGCCTTAACTAATTTACTTATATTATCAGTAACCCATTTTATAACTTCTTTAAATATAGGGAAAACCTTCTCCGACATTTCAACCCCCAAACCTTCTAAAGCTGAACCCAACTCTGTCAAACGCCCTTTTAAGTTATCATTCATAGTTTTAGCCATCTCTTCTGCCGCACCTTGAGAATTGGCAATTTTATCACTTAACTCGTCAAACCTCTCCCCACTATTAGCAAGTAAAGCGTTAGCACTCTTTAAGTCAACTTTGTTAAATAATTCGCTTAGAACTTTAGTTCTTTCTTGTTCTGTCATAGTCCCAAGTATTTTATTTAAATCTTTAAATATTTCATTTGTACCCCTCATATTACCGCTTGCGTCATAAACTTCTAAACCTAATTTTTTCATAAGTTTAGCCGCTTTATCAGTCGGAGAACCTAAAGAAAGTATAATATTTCTTAATGCAGTTCCACCTTCCATTTTGTTATCGTAAAGGCTCTTTATCCTCTACTTCTATATGTTTCCATATAGTTCAGACTATATCTTCACCCTTAACTTAATATTAGGGTGTTCGGCACTCGTGTTCGTATTATTGTTTGTCATAACTCAACGATTAGTCGTTACACCTTCTATTTACTTTTATTGACTTTCAATAGCTTGGCTCGGTATTGCCATATTATACTCTTCAAATTTTTCTTTAACCTTATCTATTATTTTATTTTTATAATCCTTTATATCTGTTCTTACAAATTTAATTCTTATTAAAGGTATATTATTTCTTTTACAAAATTCATTTTTTATTTTATCATTAGTTTTAGTTTTTTTGAAATTTTCTTCATCATCATTAAAAGCGAATTTATTACTAAAATGTTGCGAGCCATCATACTCCATTAAACATACCAAATCTTTTTCTTCATTAAATATAGCGAAATCAAACGGTAAAGATCTTTTATTTCTGCATTCTTTTATTCTATATTGTTCTTCAAAAACAAATTTAGAAAGTGTTAAAAATTCCCTTATAACTTCTTCTCCTTTTGACCTATAACAATGAGGACATCTTGTGCCTTTTATAAAATCGTAAGGAGTTGGATAAAATTCTTTACCACATTTAAGATGTTTAATAACTATAGGCTTCTTACTTCTACTATAATTACTTAAACAAAGGTAACCTTCTTTTTCACAAATTTCTTCTATTATTTTCTTTTTTTCTTCGGATTTCCCTTGTTTTTTTGAATTACTTTCTGCACTTCTCAAATATCTTTCATTCGGACATCTTTGTCCATTTAAAAACGCTTTCCTTGACATTTTAAATATATTTCCACAAATATTGTGTTTCAACAACATAGGTGTTGAATTGTTTTTATATGTCATTTCCAAAACTTCGTATTCATCACCTACAACATTTTTCACTTCTTGCTTGAAAATTTCAATTGTTATTTTCATAATATCACCTCTTGATGATATTATACCGCTCTTTATTCCGTTTTGTAAAGTATAACTTAGGTTTTTACCGAATTCACCGAATTTTTATTCATAGATATTACTATCTAAGCGACCAAAAGTTTAGCCCCTTTTATACCTGCATCCGCCAAAATTCCAAGTTGTGTATTTAATTCTACTGTTCCACCTTTAAGAGATTTCGCAGTTCCTCCAACCGTTAGGATAGCTTCCCCTAATTGTGCTACATTTGTATTTGCTTTCTGTGAAGTTTTAGCCATTTGGTCGGTGAATCCTTCAAGTTGGTCTGTTTCTATTCCTAAAGCCGACATAGAATCCGTAACTAAGTCAGAAGCATAGGCAAGGTCAATTCCTCCCGCCGCTGCCAAGTTAAGAACTTTAGGTAATGCACTTATAGCTTTATCTGTATCATATCCTGCAAGTGCCAAGTAGTTCAACGCTTCAGCTGATTGTGAAGCACTATACTTAGTTGTAGCTCCCATTTGTTTGGCTGCATCCGAAAGTTTTTTAAAGTTAGAATCAGAAGCATCCCCAACTATACCCATTGTTGCGGCTACTTGATCCATACTTGCTTCAAAATCCATACCAACTTTCGTTGCTGCACCCGCTGCAACTCCTAGACCTCCAGCTATAACTGCACCAGCAACTTTAGTAGCTTTTCCCATTCTACTCGCAACACTTTCAGTTTTCTTTCCACTTTCATCTATTTTACTATTATAGTTCTTATTGTCAATGCTTATTTCAGCCATTAAAGTGAATAAATTCATCTATTCACCTCCTTTGAATTTGTTATAAATTTCTGTGCAAATTTCTTCAACACTCTTCTCTTCTTCTTTTACATTTTGATTTTTCATATTTTCGTATAATTCCTCAAAACTCCTAAACTTTTTATCTCTATTTAAAGATTGAGAACATATCCAAAGCGATTGGGCTATATGCCTTTTATGTGTCCACTCTAGGTTGTACTCATTCTCTTTTTCTGTTAAAACTACGTTTATAGCCTTAAAAGAAAGGGAGTGGAAGTTACTCAAATAAATAATAACTTTGCCACTCCCTAAAGTTTTGAGGATTGCTAAAAATTTAGAAGTTCTTTATCACTCCATAACTCTTTTAATTGTTTGATTGTTTGTACTGGATTTTGCTTTCTAATCTCTTCGACCGTCTTATCATTTACAATTGCTAATACATTATAAATGTTTTCTTTATGCTTTTTAAGAAGGATAGGAATTAATTTAGTGAAATTACTCACACCTTTAGCCAATCCTTTGATTTTTCCTTCTTTCTCGTCCATATCAGTTATATCTAATCTATCATAGAATATAGAGATTAACTCTTCATCTTGCATAATTTCTCCAAGATACGGAGTTATTTCAATTACTTTCTCAATACAAACTTCGTTAGTCATTTCACTTAATCTCATTCCTGTTTCTCCTTTATACTAAATAAATTTCTATTGGCAATTCATTAGGTTTTGCTAAATCGTTACAAGGTGTTATCTCTAAATCAAACTTACCTTTTCCCTTATCTTCTATTTCATAGTTTAAACCACCAGTTGAAATAGCATTTCTAAGCCTTACAACTAGATAGCTTTCACTTTTATTCATAGAAGCAACCCATGTAATCTCTTTGAAATCTTCACTCTTATAATAGTTTCTAAGAGATATTTTTTTGCCTGAACCAAACGCAGCAGAATCAGCACAACCTAAAGCTAATAATAAAGCGCCTTCTTTCACTTCTGTTATTTTGGTAGTCGCCTTGCATTCTATTTTATTGATTGCTAAACAATCCTTATACATTCCTATAGCTCCGTCTACATCTTCCATTAAATCTCTAACCTCTGGAACTATTGAAATATTTCCCCCTCCACTTGTAGCACCTATTATATTTGAAGGTGTTTCCATAGCTGTGGTTACGGCACTTTTAAGAGTTTCATCGTTTGAAACCCCACTCCACTCAACACCAGTCAACCACACTCCTGCATCTAATTGAAAGTTCTGAGGTGTAGTTTGTGTCAATCCGTTTAATAATTTCATTTTATCCCTCCTTATAGGTATATTCTTGCTTGTATAACGCCATATAAACGCTTTATATTGTCTTCTTCATCTTGTAGCACTTCTCCGAACGGAGAGCCTTTATACAACTGTATAGAGCCATTAGAAGTAAATACTACTTTTCCATTTCCTATATCCTCGCCTAGTTCGTCTAATTTACTCCCTACAGTTTTGAATGAAGTCGATTTATCCCATATAGAGAACTGAATTAAAGTGTCGTCATAGTTTGGCGTATAACTTAAATTGTAAGTTAAGTAAGGGAATTGCGTACCTTGTGGAACGTTTCCCTCTAAAAATGAAGGCATGATGCTATTGAAATAACTATACAACGCCTTTGAATACTCTGTAAATTTTTCCATGTCGCAACTCCTTTCCTTATTCTAATTCTATCATATTTATGCTAAAACATACAACTCTGCACTAAGTTGCTTATTTTGAACTCTAGCTCGTTTAGGTGTAATCATATCTTCCGGTCTACTTGTAACTCTTAAATAATCATCTCCCCTTTTAACAACATCATTAAAAGTTAAAGGTACATTTATATCAACTGTTATAGTGTATAGTGATGTAACTCCTTGTTGTTCCGCTAACTTTGCTTGAGTAGAGTTATCTAAACTTATAGCACCCTTAAAAGTTGCTCCCTCTATCCATGAAGTTTCATATCCACCCATTCCGTCAGATACTGTTCTTTTCTCCATTATAATAAGATTTTCTTTGTAATCATCTAGCATATTTCTTTCACCCCCCTCTTATCCCATACAGTTTTAATTTTTCTATATGGTTTTAATTCATTTGAAAACACTTCTTGCCATGTTAAAGCTTGACCTTTTGCATTAGTTGCCAAACTATAAGAATAATTACCAAAACTTTCACTTACAATAGCACTCGGTTTATTTTCACTCTCATAAGTTTCTATTTTAGCTTTAAGGCTTATTAAATCGCTTGGAATAGCAAGAGAGGATATTATCCCCTCAAACTCTTCATCTTGCATCGTAAGGCTTTCTAGTGTTATATTTTGACCATCTACAAAAGCGACCTTATATACCCCATCATTTAGTGTACTGCCTTCTATTCTTACATATTGACCTATTATATATTTACCTTTTACCGTTATAGTGTTAGTGTTTATTGAATAGCTTCCACTTTCGTAAAATTTGTAAAAGTAATTATTTATAAATTTTAAAATTTTTTGCATTTCCTCCTCCTTACCAAGTTGCTCCATCCCTCTTAATCGCAATACCTAACTCACCACATACTATATCAAATATAACGTCATATCCAGTATCATTAGGATGCAATCCATCTGCTAATAAATTATCAATAGGTGTTTTGGTAAATCTACAATATTCCAAAAATCTTTGATATACATTAACATACTCAATGTCGTTTTTATAGCACACTTTAGCTATAGAGTGATTAACATCTTCCATATGAAAATTAGTTTCTGTTTTATTTTCTTCTTGAGCTACACTGGTTGGTATACTAGCCATTAGTATTAAGTCAATATCTTTAGCTTTGCATTTATCAATTATTGTTTGTAAATTAGGTTCAAAGCTAGATTTACCGTAATTATTAATTCTATTATTTGTACCGTACATGCAGATAACAATGTCATCTGAATCTGATATTAAAGTATCGAAATTGTTAACTAATTCAACTGTAGAAGTTCCCATGACAGCGTTATTTGTTACAGTGCAATTAAACTTTTCTTGCAAATAATCTCTAAAGCTATTTGCCCAACAATGTCCATTAGGATTTCTTCTATATTCATCATTAAAGAATGTTCCTATTACTTCACCATCTTGTTTAAATCCAGTTCCACCTTGTCCATGTGTTATACTATCTCCAACCAATTTTATATTTGTATGTTTAGATTTATCAAAAATCCTTGCTATAGTTTCTTTTGGTGTCTTATTCCTTTCAGGTACTATAGGCAATTTTATTACAGGTAATAAATCCTCCCTAATTTTATAACCATGCTCCACAAATCCAGTAAACGCATCACCTTTTTCTAACTGGTCTGTATCCAACTGTGTGTTATGTCCACAAAAACGCACAAATTTTGTATTTTTTTTTGTAATAAATGTTGAAGATTCAGCGTTTATATCATCACTATATCCACCTCCTCCATTATAACCAACACCATTTTTATTTTCAAACTCCGAAAATTGATTTTTATATCTAATTGTGTATTGAGTATTAGGAGATACTTCTATATAATCACTTACCCAAAATGATTCATTTTCGATTAACCTTCCTGTACCCGGATCTATATAATAACCTTTAGTAACTTTACTTTTATCAAATAAATTTTTGCTTTTAAGAATAAAACTACAAGAATTTTCATCAACAATATCTGTATTAAAATTTTCTTTTTTTAACGATTTTTCTCGTAGTTCATATGAGAGTTTAGCAAAATCAGCTTCGAAAAATGTCTTGAATTCTTCGTAAGAAAGTTGGTTTGTTCCCTCATATATCATTGTTTCCGAAAGCTTTTCTATCGCTCCGCATCCTAATATATATTTTATATTTTCATCATCAATAATAAAACCGCCCGAACCTACAATTAATTGTTTAATATACTCTTTTCTACTGTTTAAAGCAATTATTTTATCACACCAATTATTCCTATATTTTTCTTCATTTTCAACTTTAATATAATTAGTCAAAAATCCCAATTTATTAGTAGTTATTTCACCATTTACCCCTATATATTTACCCTTTATAGCTAATCTTTTATCAAATAAATTAGTACCTTTTTTTAATCTATTCGAAGATATTACCCCAATTTGATAATTTAAAGAATCGGAAGCTGTCTCAAACTCTTCACCTTCTATCCCTATTTTTAACTCTTTAATTTCATTTCCATTAACAAGAGCTTTCTCAGAAACTTCATTTATTGCACCAACTATTTTTTTATTTTCAGTTTGCAATTCTTCATCATTTTTAGGTTGATACTCTTTCAAAGCTAATTTTCTTTGTTCTTCATTTTCTATTCTAACCCTTTCGTTTTCTTGTCTAATCGCTTCATCTTTTTTTATTGTAATAACCGTTTGGTCGAAAGTTTCTAGTTCTTGATTAGCCTTTTTAACATATTCCTCAATCTGTTTTAAAGCATTAACCTCATTTGTATTAGCGATAGCTTCACCACTAACCAAACCTTTCCCTATCTTAAAAGTAGCATAAGAACTTGTTATTCTTCCAATAGAATCAGAAACATCTAATTGAAATAATGCGTAGCCCTCTTTATTGAAAGCACTATTTTTAAGTTTAACAGTAACTTCACCTTTTCT